GTTCAATTTGCCAGAACTGACCTGTCATAATCGAAGCGGATTCAGGAGGAAAATCAATCTGAGCAGTCAAACCCGCCGCCTCTATCAAAACCCGCAATAACTCCTCACCTGTATGATTGAGCCATGAATCTTGAACTCTAAGATCCATTAAAAAAGCCAATGCATCTCGACATTCAACTTCCAGCAACCCCTTGTCAGGAAAATACTGAACATGATCAACCTGACCATCAAAAAAGCGCTCCCATTCGGAAGCTGCGACGACTGCATCACGCATTTCAAGCACAAAACTGATATTCTCAGTTGTATCCTGCTCAAACCAGAGAGTGCCAGAATTATCGATTTTTGTAGTGTCAATGGCAAACACAACAGATGCAACGTCGCATGCTTCGTAACGGCTGGAATTCACCTCAAAATTTTTAACGTAAAATCCAGAAATAACATTCCCAGCCACCAGAGCACGAATTTCCGGCCGTCTGACAGACATTACTCGCCCTCCACAGGAATTCCGATGGAGCCAGATGGCTGCGCTGAGGGTAAAGAAATTTTAATCGGCATCCCGATCCAGCCTAGTTCAGGGTCAGCAAGATCATTCAATTCCGCTATTCGCCACCACTGACAAGCATCCCCCAAATAGCGTGCAGCGACATGATATAGAGACACATCAGCTGCAGTTATCCATATCTCCTGCATCTCGCCCCCATTAAAAATAGCTTTTTAAATGCTTTTCGCTCCCTCAAGCACAGCCTGAGTTCGACCAACCAGACCTTCAGAATCTACTGCGGCACTCAATAATGCAGCGTTCCCAGAAACAGCGAGAAAGCTCTGAGAATTGGTTATATTAATATTATCAACATTCAAAGAACACTGATCAATAATAGAATTCAAACCAGCCTTAGCAATTCCAAGACTGTTAGAAATTCCTGATAATGCAGAAGGAGTATTCGCTAAATTACTTCCACTCTGCGCCACACCATTAACCACCTCAAGAGCATTTGAAACCCCCGCAAATGCGCTGCCCGCTCCTATCATTGTAGCAAGCGGCGTAACCTGCCCAATAATTGTCCCAACCTGCCCTGCAGCGGTAAAAATTCCTGTTGATAGCTCAGAAACTGTGTCGCTCACCCCTTGCAAAGCAGAAGACGTGTCTTCACCCAAGAACTCCGAAAGAGAGGTCGTACTTTCCCCATTTTGTTCACCTTCTGCCGGACGCTCAAGCGTAAGAATATAACTGCAAAGAGCACCTTTCGCTTCATAAGTGTACACGAACTGTACAATCCAAACTTGAAGAGAAAGTCCTGCAGCAGAAAATGAAACCTGCTCACCCGAGATACGCAGCCGCTCTATTTCCTGCGCACGGGACTGAGCATCCGGGCCAAAAAAACGTCCTCGAAGTTCCAGTCTCCCCGGATCATTGCCCAAGGCATCAATAATTTTTCCACCTCCAGGAAGTCTATGAACAACAAGCATTTGCCGCCCACCAACCTGCAGCCGATCAGGAACCTCTATCCCCGTCAGAACCAGACTTCCAAGAGTAACAGGAGAAGAAGAAGCACTATGCCCAATCGCCCCTATGGCATTTTCAATGTCAAGCAGCCCCGACGCTCCGGCCAGGATATTGCATGTGTGCGATCTCATCGAAGGCCCCTGAAACTCGTCGCGCCCGTAACCTACTTTCTTTTGTGCTCGCTAAAACATCTCCCAATTTCCCTTGCATGTAAGCATGAGGCGATGCCCGAACCAATGATTCATGCACACTTTCTTGGGCTTGCGTCGCTTTTCGCAAACTTGACGTATGATCAGCCTGATACACTTGATTATTAGCCGAGTGACAATTTAAAGGCGGTACAACATTAAAGCCTTGTTTCTTTTTTTCGAGCCCAATGCCTTTATCAGAATATTTTTTATGACTGGATAAAAAGCTTTTTCGACTCATCTTATCCACTCGGACAAAAGGTGCCTTTTTAGAAAGACGGGCGCCAACACTAGGAAACGAAAAACCAAGCCCTTTCTGATGAGTGGGCATAAAGAATTTTCTTATCGTATTCTCTTTTTGACTTTCCTTCACAGCAAACGAAGATGAAATGTGCGAATTTCGCCATGAAGTATCATTTTTTATTTTCCGAAGCAGGGGCGTCCTATTTCGAAAATTTTGATGTTTAGAAAAATTGGATGGATTTTCCTCAGCGCTCTGCGCCTTATGAAAATCCCCCGAATTAGATACCGGAATAGTAGCCTGTTTCTGAACAAAAGGGACTAAGCGCATCTTACGATCACTTGGCTCTACATATCTCGCAGGAATAAATTTATTCACCTTTCTGGAAAACAAAATTTTACGTCCGCGAACCCTTTCCACTTGCTCCTGTTCATCAAAAATAGAAACCGGACCTAAAGCGCTTGAACGTTTTTTTTTCCTCGGAACAAAAACACCTGAATTTTTGGTATTTTTACGAAAAAAAGGCCGCCTCGTTTTTCTCGCAAGCATAATAAACGAGTGCTTCGCTATATTTTGAATCAAGGCAGGGCATCCCGATATCGTCTGGCATTCCAGTCAAAAACATGCCCGTCTCGCTCGCCTGTAATAACGCAAGCTGCCATGCGTCGAGCCTTCGACCATTTCCTGAGAACTTCCCATGGCACCCCATGATCCAGAAGATATAATATCTCCTGAAAAACAGAGTGCCTGCTCAGTTTTTTGCCGTGTCCACCACGCCTTCATCAGAATCAACATCAAAAATTGGCTGGAGCGCTAGAATACCCTTGTTTCCAATCCGTCGGCCAAGTTCGCGGATCTCTTCTTTAGTCACGGGCATCTGCACAGGAACATTATCAATCGCACAAACAGAACAGATCATCTCAGCATATCCAAGCCAGGCGCTGGCTGAAGCGCCATTGACAGCTGATCCCGCAGCTTCGATCAAATCCAGCATGTCAGCGGGGTCAATCTCCCTCAAAGCAAGCTTATGACCATCGGACGTCATGATTTCATCAGGAAATGCGCTCACGAGATTCTGGTCCTTGTAGACGCGAAGAAAACAACATTCTGATGAATCATATGGTCAGACTGCCAAGGGTCAGTCTTCAACTGCATGGAAACGTTAGTATATTCCCAAGTACTCGTCGTACCATCCGGCTCGCGCACATATTGATAGATAGTGCCACTTCCAACAGTTCCTGCATTCCAGTACGCCGCCTCAACAGACGCAATCAAATTATCCAATGCAGCATTTGCGCGTGCAATCTGAAAAGTACCACGCCAGCCATTGGGCATATTAAATTCAACAGGCACACCATTTAACGGACTGGCTCTTAAAGCCTGGGTCTCCTGAGCCGCGGAGAAAGACGTCACATCACGCAGATCAATTCGACTACCGTTCCAAAGAACCGTAATCCGGCAATCGCGCCCAATGCTATACGGATTTGCCATAATCACACACTCCCCAGAGCAGTAGACACGCTGACAGAAGTACCCCCTTGCAGATTCACAATGAATTTTTCATTGATCCCCTGATACTGGACGGCGATATCAGCCTGAACATATCCAAGAGCAATCCGAGCCTGTGAATTATTGCTAGAATCACAGACAACGCTATACGGCAAGACGCCGTTTACCTCTCCCAGAATTCCCTGAGAGAGCAGCGAAGACAGAAAACCAAGCAATGTCGCACGGATATCACCAAACAAGGTGTCGTTGATAACACTGCCCACATACGTCCCCATGCCCCCCGCAAGAGAGGCAGCAATATAATTGGTCAGTCGCGTATAATTGTCACCATTCACGACCGAACGAGACGACGTGTTATGACCACAACGCACCGCCCAGTAAGCTCCCCCTGGCGCAGGATTGCAGATAACATCGATACCCGCAGTAAACAGCGTAGATAGATCCGCTGTCGAATACGCTGCGGTACTACTTCCAAGCCCAGCTTTCTGACTTCCCACTACACCAGAGAGTTGCTTGTTGAGGCTGGACTGTTCAGGGGAAAGTGCCACCAGAATACCTGCAGCAAACGCCTGCGGGCTTACCAGCATGATGCCGTTGGTATCATCACTCCA